ATATTTTACTGGTGGTATGGTTAATCCATCATACGGAACTGACTTCGACGATAGGTAATTATGGCAACTTCAGGAACAACAACATTCAATCTAGATATAGCTGATGTAATCGAAGAAGCTATGTCTATGTTAGGTGGCGAACAGGCTCTAGGGTTTGAACCACTAGAAGCACGACGTACACTTAACCTTCTCCTTATCGATTGGATGAACCGTGGTATATTACTATGGAAACAAAACATTGCTACATTAGATATTACAAACGGTACAGCTAAATACACATTACCAACTTCACTCATAGATATAACTGAACTTGTCCATAGAACAGTCAGTGGTTCAACTAATACTGACTTAGCTCTAGAACGTATTACTATGGAAGCTTATCAACGAATTACCAACAAGACACAAACAGGTAGACCAACACAATATGCTATTAACAGATTAAGAGATGCAGCTGAATTATATTTATGGCCTACCCCTGATGCTACAACGTCAAGTGGTACACCAATATTGTCATACTTTAGCTTTAATAAAGTTGAAGATGTAACCAAATCTAACCAAGATCCTGATGTTCCTTTTAGATTCTTACCATGCTTATCAACAGGCTTAGCTTATAAAATGTCTATTAAAAGACCAGGCATTACATCAGAAAGAGCCAGTATGTTAAAGCAGATGTACGAAGAAGAATTAACATCAGCAATGTATGCAGATAAAGAAAGAGCTAGTCTTTTGATTAAGCCATCGTTTAGGTTATAATGGCAAAAGGTAAGTATGCATACTTTATCTGCGATCGATCAGGGTTTAGATTTAAATACTCTGAACGAGTCAAAGAGCCAACGGGATTAGTAGTTGGAGCTTCGGAAACGGATGGTCGATATAATATATTAGATCACCCGCAGAACAAAACTCCAAGGATTAATGACGATGAAAACTTGAGGGATGCACGTCCAGAAGTCGTACTAGCTACAACTGGTGATGCTGGGTGGAGTCCTGATGATTCAACATTTACAAAGAGAGGTAACTAAAAATGGCCATTACACAAGCTGTATGTAATTCCTTTAAATCGGAAGTTTTACAAGAAGGGCATCAGATTAAAACTGATACCTTAAAGATAGCTTTATTCACAAGTGCGGCTTCTTTGTCTGCGGGTACGGCTGCGTACTCAACGTCTAATGAAGTTGTATCAAGTGGTGGGTATGCTCCTGGTGGAGGCACACTAACTGGTGTGACTATTTCACTCGGTGGTACATCTGCTTCTGGTGGAACAGCAATTATTGATTTTGCTGATATATCTTTTACAAGTACAACATTCTCAGCTAGAGGAGCATTAATATATAATTCATCTAATAGTAATAAAGCTATTGCTGTTTTAGACTTTGGGTCTGATAAAGTATCGACTAACGGTACGTTTACTATTTCATTCCCAGCTGCTGCTGCCGCCACTGCTATTATCACACTTTCATAGTCGAGGTTAATCGTCTATGTCTGTGGTTACTAGTGGATACAGTAGAAATACTTGGAACTCAGGTGCATGGAACCGAAGTGTTGTAGACCGATCGGTTACGGTAACAGGAGTTTCACTATCTACTACTCTTCGTTCTGTAGAAGTAACTATTCCAGGCACGGCTTTTGTAACTAACGTAGGAATAAGTTTATCTCTTCGTAGTGTAGCTACAGCAGCTAATGCGAGTGTATCTGTTACCAGAGCAAATATAGGATTTAGTTTACGATCAGCAACCGTTGAAGTTGTTAAAACAAGTAATGTAACAGGAGTATCTTTAACGACTACTTTACGTAGTGTTTCGCAAAAAATAAGCACACGAGTTCCTATAACAGGAAATGATATTTCTTTTGTTTCTCGCACGGCTCAAACATTTGCAGGACCATTTATATCAGCATCGGGTAATTCGATAACATTTGCAACAGGTAATGAAAATGTTGGAGCTGGAGCTAATCCAGTAATATATAATTCACGAACATTTAGAGTTACGGTTGTAAATGTGGGTGGTAGTAATAAATACTTTATTGATGGTAAACAACAATATGGTTTAAATTTAGTTAAAGGTCGAACACTTTATACCTTTGACCAATCTGATAGTTCTAATAGTGGTCACCCCTTACGATTTTATTTAGATGCAGCTAGAAGCACACTTTTTTCAACTAATGTACAAACGGTAGGAACTCCAGGGAATGCTGGAGCTTATACACAAATATTTGTTGCGAACGATGGTCCGACTACATTATACTATCAGTGTAGTATACATGCAGGTATGGGAGGTAAAGCAAACTTCCAACCCGTGATTAGAACAAGAGTTATATCACCAAACATAAACGGTGATGGTAACTTGGTATTAACAGGAGTTAGTGCTAGATTTAGAACACACATAAGAGGAATATGGACACCGAAAGTTTTTGGTGGTACTTCTGAAATATGGAAGGCTAAGAAGATATGAGTATAACATTCAACCAATTAGTAAGCAGAATTAAAACAACAAGTGAAGATACCAGCACAGAGTTTGTTGGTGATATCCCAGCTTTTATAGAAAGAGCTGAAGCACGATTAACAAGAGAAATAGATTCATATGGTGTTGTACAATATGCAACATCAAATATGGTTGTTGGTGATCCGTTTATTACCAAACCATTAAATACACTTATTATTAAAAATTTAAATATATTAAAGTCTGATGGTACACGTATTAATTTATTACAAAAGACCGATGAATATTTAAATGACTATTGGCCACAACGTACAAGTACAGGAGTGCCTCGGTATTATGCCAACTTTGGCTTTGATAATTTACTGATAGCTCCTACACCCGTGTCGGCCTATGATTGTGAAATGTCTTATATCGTCCAACCAACAGCAGCAACCTCAGTGCACCAAGAGAATTTCTTTACCAAATATTGTTCTAATGCATTGTTTTATGCTAGTATGAAGGAAGCTTGTATGTTCATGAAGAACTACTCGGCAGCTCAAGTTTGGGAACAAGAGTATCAACGAGCCTTTACTGACTTATTGAATGAAGCTAGAAGAACAAGACAAGATGATATGAGAAACAATGCCTCACCAGCTGGAGGCGATAATACATTAGTAAAAGGAAGTAATTAATTATGCCCAGTACGTATACAACTAGACTCAGATTAGAGAAACAAGCTGATGGTGAAAATGCAAACACCTGGGGTGATCGTCTTAATCAACAAGTTATTGACATGGTTGACGAAGCCGTTGGTGGTGTAGTCGTTGTCAGTACAACAGGAGCCACAACATCATTAACTGCGACTAACGGTGCAGCCGACCAGTCTCGTAATGCTGTATTAAGAATTGAAGGAACATTAGGGTCAAACTCTACGATTGTAATCCCTAGTGTTGAAAAACTATATGTTGTTGATAACCAAACAACCGGTGGTACATATACCGTTAAATTAAAAACAGCCGCAACAACAACGAATGTTATTGCTCCTCGTGGTGGTTCAAAGTTTATTTATTGTGACGGTGTAAATGTTCATAACTCCGTTGACCCTGTAGGTGTCAGTGCATTATCTACAGAAGGTGGTGCTGTTGGTCCTATCACGGTAGGTGGTACGGTATCAGCTACAGCTGTAGATTCAACAAGAGTTATCACAACAAGTATTAGTAGTTCAATTACCGATACAACTAAACTATTTGCAACAACAGCTATATCGGTTAGTGCTGTTGATTCACTGGGTAAACAACTTAGAATTACAAAGTCAGCCGTTGCTGATATTGTTTCATTAACTGATGCATCAACGATCTCAGTAAACTTCAACAGTGGTCAAAACTTTGATGTTAGATTAGGTGGTAACAGAAACTTAGGTGCTCCTACCAATGTTCAATCAGGACAAACCGGGAGTCTCTTTGTTCGTCAGGACGGTACTGGATCAAGGACGTTATCATTTAATAGTGCTTACAAGTTTGTTGGGGGCACGGCTCCGACATTGACAACGACAGCTTCTGCCGTCGACCGTATTGACTACGTTGTGTTATCAAGTTCTAGTGTGCATATGGCGGCATCACTAGATGTTAAATAATACAAGAGGTATAAATGGTATTTCAAAATAACGTTCTTTCAGGTGCAACTGGATCAAGTACACCTGTATATGGTATAGATCAATCAATTAGGTTTAATTCTGCTGATTCTGCTTATATGTACAGAACTCCTAGTAGTGCTAGTAATAGAAAAACTTTTACTATAAGTTTTTGGTTTAAAACTACTGTAAGTGGTTCTTTTCAAACTTTAATTGGAGCTTATGATAATTCATCAGCAACTGATTCAACATATTTTGGTATATGGCAAGGTTCAACTGGTAATATGGGTATGGGTACTTGGAATACAAATCAAATAAGTACAACAAGAAAAATACGAGACCCATCAGCCTGGTTTCATTGTGTAT